ATATTAACATTCATTATGGAGGTTTTAAATTTTCAAGAGCATCAATGTTTTTAGACTTAGATTTTATATCTAACCATGAAGGCTACTTTGGTAAGGACGATCAATGGTGTGGTTTTTATGGAGCACTTTACGCTAGAGCATTTGGATTAGAAAAAATGTGGGCGGGATTTTTTAGCTATTGCGATAAATTAGTTTATGAGAGATATGGCTATACGCAAGACTATCTTTATGATGAACGTATGCAAAACTATATAGATAGTGGAACTGCCTTTAAACATAAAGTTGAACTGTTAACACCTAAAACAGTATACAATGGAACAGACATAGATAGCTTTGAGACAAAAAAAGAGGCTTGGGATTCATTGCCTTGGGAATTAAAATGTTTAGTTAGAAGTTGTTGGAGTGGCACATATTTTTGTGGTAAATGTGCTAAATGTGACCATAACATTATACATAAAATCAGAGATAAATATGGTAACCCACTATGATTAGTTTTCTATTTAAAAAGAAAACTACAGTATTAGATTGTTTTACTTTTATTGACGTAGTGAAAGAAAGGTTTCCTATCACAGAATCAATAAATCATATACCTGATTGGTTTAAAAAGGTACCAAAACCACATAATCAAGAGATATTAGATCCTTTGTTTAGCATTAGAAAATGTGCAGGAATGCTAGATTTATTTAAAAAAGGTGCTGTTTTGCCTTTACCATGTGATG